CAAGCGGGGGCGGAGGCGACGCTGCTCATTGGGGTGATCCTTTTGTCGTTCAGGGCTTTGGGCTTGCCGTCGCGACCAGTTCGCGGCGACAGGAGAAGAATAACCGACGTCGGCCAAAAGGCAAATGGCCGGCAAGAAAAATCCGAAAACCCCGGATTTCGGCCGAAAGAGAGGCTTTCGGCCTCGGCCCTCCCCTGACTGGACACCTGGGAAAGTGAGAAAACCCAGGTCAGCGGGCCAGCATTTCGACCGCCAGACGGGCCGCTTCGTGCGGCCCCTGGTGGTGGCGGACGAGCCAGCAGATCAGTTCCAGGGCCTGCGGCAGGCTCACCCGCAGCGGCTTGCCAGTCGCCGTGACGGCATCGAGACACTCCAGCCGCAGCGGACGGAGCGGGTCGTTAGCCAGGAACTCCTCGGTCATACCGCAGTCCTCCACTCTCTCAGCATCGACGCCAGGGCGGACGCAGCCGCGAGCCGCGAGGCGTATCGTCCTGCCATCCTAGAGCCGGCGGCATTGATCCGCCACCAGCCGTCGACGAGCGAGATCGAGAACGACTCGTCGTCGCAGCACAGGTATTCGCGGGGAGAGACTCGACGAAGCCTCATGATGTATCGGCGCCCTCTGGTGTTCGTGTCCAGACAAAGGCTACCGACGTCGAGTCAGAGAGTCAACGACTCGACCTCAGCGATGTAGCGGATCACGCTCTCACTGAACCCGTCGATCCGAGTCCACGACCCGCCCGCCACGCCTCGCTCGTAGGAGGCGACATTGATGAGGTAGGCCCGATCAGCCACTGGCGACGGCACCCAGTCGTGCGACTGCTCGTCGGTGATGACGATCAGCCGGTCGTGCGGCAGACGATTGACGAACTCGACCGCCGCGCCCAGGTAGGTTCCGCCCGCCGGCTGCGACTTGACGATCGCGTCGATGCCGGCCATGCCTCGTCGAGGCGGAACCTCGACGACGCCCTGGGAGAACGTGAAGACTTGCAAGTCATCGCAAGTCAGGATCGAGGCCAGGGCCGCAGCGGCATCGATGCGACACAGGTCAGACCGCTGCGAGAGCGGCGAGTGCATCGAGCCCGAGACGTCGACCAGGACGATCGTCTTGCCGGCCAAGACTGGAACGTCGACGAGCGATGCGAGCAGAGCCGTGTCGAGCGTCGGTTCGAGTTGCGGCACGGCCCTCGCGGCCGCGACGTAACGGAACGGCAGAACTTTGGCGGCGCCGCTGCGGGCCAGGATCGCGTTCTTGACCAGCGAGAGATCGCAGCCGGCCTCGACCATGTTGCGGAGGTTGCGAAGGAGGGCCAGATAGCCGAGCGAGCCCTCGCGGATCAGTCGCTCGAAGGTCTCCTTCTTGTCGGCCCCGCTCGACAGGGCGACCTCCCAGGTGTCGGGAGCCGACAACGACCCGTCGATCAGAGCCTTCCAGGTGGCGGCCTGCTCGTCGTCGCGAGGCTGTGCATGGCACAGGAACAAGACATCGCGAAGACGAACGGCTTCGTCCCTGTTGTACTTCCCGAGTTGGTAGGCGTTGAACTTGCGGAAGGCCCTCGCCAGCCCCTTCTTCAACTGGTTCGAGAGCGGCGACCGCCCATCCATCCAGTAGATCGCCAAGAGTTCGGCCAACTCGTCCGCTCGCTGCACCACCGACTCGATCGTGTCGGCGACCATCGAGCCGTGACCGTGACGCACGACCTCGCGAGCCAGCAACAGCGAGACATGACGAAGGTGGAACTTCGTCCTGGCCTCGATCGCAAGCGAGGCGATCTCGTGCGGCGAGACTTCGCGGCAGAGTTCCTGGATGCGGGCGGCGATCGATTCGCCGTCTTCGTAGAACTCTTTCTCCCACAGCAAGCAGGAGAGGACGCTGCGACGGAGCCGACTCAGCGGCGACTCGGTGCGAGGAGCGGGTGCGGTGTTCGTCTTCACGGTCGCGGCCTCCATCGTGGGTGCAAGATGAGAAGGCCCTGCCGAGATCAAGCGAGTTCGGCGTCACTCTGCCTAAAAGAAGTAGCCGAACCCTTCACTACGGCGGGGCCAAATGAGTCGCGAGAACAAGCGGCTTCGGTGTTTTTCTTATCAGCGAAGTAACCGAAGCCTTCGCTACGCGGCTCAGGCCGTCATTGTACGGACACGCTAACATCGTGCAACTGGTTTAGCCACGCCTCCAGTCGCTCTGGTGTCGTGTAGCCAGACAGTCGGGCGACTTGCCGCTCGTCTTGAATCGCCACGAACGTCGGCGTGACTGTGACGCCGCACTTCTTGGCGAGGTCACCACGCACTTTGACGTCCACGACAACGATCTGAACGTCAGACTCGATGCGGCCGCTGCGAAGATCGTCCTTGAAGGAGTCGCACGGGGGGCATCCAGCCGCGACAAAGACGATCACGAAGACGGCATCCACGGTTCAATGCTCCCGTTCGTAGCGGTCGCCGGCTCGAAAGTCTCCGCACCAGTCCGTTTCGTAGGTCTGCGGAAACGGAGAGACCGGCTCGATGCCAATGCAGTCGCCGTCCTCGTAGATTGGCGGGCTCTGGCGACACTGACCGACGACCGGCCCGGCGAGAGTGTCGCGGTGCGGCTCCCAGAAGTAGCAGCACTCGCAAGTCTGGGCCGCATCGGAGGCCGGTCGCGGCATTGGTCAGTCCACCATCTTGACCCGGAGCAGCCGAAACGGCGCCGAGAGAACCCACACGGACACCAGACAGGCCAGCGAATCGGCCCAAGTCGCGTCGGGAAGCGAGAGAAGTCTGGCCGGGCCGTGACTCCAGGCGATCGACAGCGCGAGCGAAGACAGGAGCATGGTCACGATCGCCACCATCGCGATGCCGATGAAGCGGCCGATCGCCTCGGGCCAGCCTTCACTGCTGCTTGGATTCGTGTCCATACAACTTTTGCCTCCTGCTGATCTCTCGCTCGATGTACCAGACCGCTTTCTGGAGGTCTTCGATGTCTTTGCCCTTGTGATCGCACCGCCACAGGTACTTGCAAGCGGTGGCGAGATTGAAGCAGGGCCACTCTTCGATCACATCGATGCACTCGATGCCCTTCGGATGGGCGTTGTAGTGCTGCGGATGATCGACGTTCGACATGACCGCACAATGTACGGACACGGAAATCTCGGTCAAGAGATTTTTCGCTTGCGAGCCTTGGGCTTTTTCTTGGGCCGGTGGGACTTGCCCAGGTCTCGCGGCCTCCCCCCCGCCGAGCCGACCCGCATGTACTCGCGGATGTTGTCCTCGGCCGACTTCTTCTCGACCGCCCAGGCGTTTTCGTTGAGCCGGAACCCCTTCAGCCTGCCGTCGGCGAGCATCCGGCAGACCATCCCGTCGGTGACGCAGACGATCTCGCAGGCCTCGGGGACGGAGATGTACTTCTTGCACAGCCGCTCGAACTCCGCTGGCGAGTGTGGCTCCCCGGCGACGGACTCGTGGCAGACCATCAGCCCCTTGCTGGACAGCGGGAGGGCCAGGAGCGTCCCCCGCACGATCCGTTTCATGACGGCCACCCTGGAGATGCCCAGGATCGTGGCCGCCTCTTGCACCGAAATCGGCCTCTTCATAGCGGTTCCTCCTCTGCTAGGGGGTAATCGTCTCCAGACTTCGGGGTCAAAGTCAAGGCCCCGGTTTCCCGGGGCCTTGAAAAGTAGAGTGGCGGGGACTACAGTTCAGGCGAGCAGCAATGGATTCCCTGAATGCTGCGTCCACTGCCCACGGAGGAGACGCCATGATCGTCACGATCGATCACATCGACCAACTTTATGTCCTCCAAGAAGCCATCGATGACTTCGTTGCGAAGTGCGACCGCGAGAAGCACTGGCGAGCCGTCGAGGCCGCCGAGGCTCTCGCCGCGCAACTGCAAGAACTGTCGCAATCGTCGCAGCCGTAAACCGCGCGGCGACTTTTTCGACCCCACCCCCCCTCATGATGAGTGGGAGACCCTCGAATGGACGCGCATACTCCCCCAAGAGCGGCCCCTCGTGGCCGCAGGAGGATTGCGTCATGGTTGCCAGTTCGCTGTCTGAGTTCTTCGCGAACGTGTACCGCCCGCTTCGCCTGCGAGGAAGAAGCGCCAACACAGTCAGGCTCTACGGCAACACGATCAAGCAGTTTGCCAACTTTCTTGGGCGAGAGCCCACGGTCGACGACCTGAACGACCTCGAAGTCTCTCGATACCTGGAGCATCGAGCCAGCACTCGCTCACCGTACACGAGCGAGAAGGAACGCAACCAACTCTGCTCGCTCTGGCGATGCGCCGCTGACCGCCGCGTTGTCGCCGATCGTCCGTGCGTCCCGCAGGCGCCGCTCCCCGTCCGCGTCCCGCAGGCCTGGAGCATCGACGAGTTGCGACGTCTGCTCGCCGTGGCCGCCGTCGCGAAGGGCAAGATCGGCGACGTCCCGGCGCACGTTTTTTGGCCGGCATTAATTTTGACGCTTTGGCAGTCCGCCGAGCGAATCGGCGCGATCCTCGCCGTGAAGAAGGAGGACTACAAGCGGCCTCGCATCCTCGTTCGCGCCGAGTACCGCAAAGGCGGCACGCGAGACC